TCAGCTTGTTCCTGGTGGTCGGTTGGGTGTGAAGATTTACAAAATTGAGAGTGAGTGAGCGTAAATATGATATATCCGGAAATTACAGGCAAAAGCGGCGAACATTTACGCCTGAACACGCTGGAAGCAGTCTGGATCCAGGGGAAATTACGGATGTGGGGGCGGTGGTCGTATATAGGCGGGGGTAAATCCGGAAATATGTTTAACCGGTTACTGGTTTCGAAGAAGCTGACGAAAACAGCAGTTAATGAAGTTTTACGCAGAATGAAGAAATCCGGGCTGGATAAACCGGAACTTGAGGCATTTTTTCGGGATATGACCAGAGGGAAGCAGAAGAGCTGGTTGTCACATTGTACAGACACAGAGGCGTTGATTATTGATCGCGTTATCAGTGAGGTGCTTGGGGAATATCCCGGGCTAATCAATATTCTCCGGCAAAGGTACGAAGGACGGGGTATGAGTAAGAGAAAAATGGCAGAATGTTTAAATCGTACTCACCCGGAATGGTGCTTCAGCACATGTGAGAAACGTATTGCAGGTTGGTTAGCCGTGGCTGAACACATGCTTTATGTACCTATGCATGATTCATTTCGATAAAAAAAGCTTGCTTTTTTACGCAGAAACAGCTTGAATTCCTGTAAGCTTCGCAAAGCTGTATCGCGAGGCGAAACGCAAGTTTTTTTCGCACAAGGAAGCCACCGGAAGGTGGTTTTTTTGTGTCCGTAATATATAGCAGCGCAATAAATTCGCTGGTGGTTATTAATACAGTTCTTTCAGCTTGCTGGCTTTTTCGACAAGAGTTATTGGTGTGTCACGTTAACCGGAAAAGGGAAAAAGACATGCTGAAACAGCAGGATATGACAGAAACCGCC